GAAGAGGTGGAGTTGTAATAAAGGTCACCAGCGTTTAGAGGATCGCCAACATTAACAACAGTAGGGTCGGTAGCTTTAGCACCAAGGTAGCGGTCATCAAAGCTGTCAAAGGCAGCCAGAGCAGAAGCAGCAGAACTAGCAGCACTGGTTGCACTGTTAGAGGCGTTGGTGGCGCTAGTAGAAGCGTTAGAGGCAGAGGTAGCTGCGTTGGATGCAGAAGTAGAAGCCGAAGATGCACTACCGGCTGCCGCACTTTGAGAAGCTAGAGCTGCTGCCGCACTACCTACTGCGTTAGAGGCGCTGGTAGAGGCGTTAGAAGCACTCGTAGCCGCAGCAGAAGCGCTGGTGGAGGCATTAGACGCACTGGTCGAAGCAGAAGCCGCAGAAGCAGCCGCAGCAACAGCAGAAGCCGACACTGCACCAACATTGCTATCCACATAGTTTTTTGTGGAAGCATCCGTACCAGTAGAAGGAGTACCAAGATTAGTAATCCGGTAACCGTTCATGTTCAGGATACCCGACAATGTACCACCAAGGGTACTAAGAGTACGGGCAAAGACTTCCTGAGCAACGTAAAGCAGCTGTGTAAAGTTATTATTCAGGTCAGCTGCTTTGATCGCAGAACCAGCAAAAAACGTAGCCTCAGAGGCGTCGTTGTTGGTCTCACGATAAATGATAATGGCAACACCGTTGGCAGGAGCCGACAGGAATTGAATGGTGCTGGCATTAACGAAAACAAATGAGGTGGTGGCCACTCCATTAAGAGTAACCTTAACGTCCGCCTCATCTAGGTAAGAAAAAGACAGGGAATAGATCGTGGTAGACCCATTCCCCGTATAAGTGTTTTGGACGATTGCCATGGTTACTGTTGACCGTAATTGATCAGTTCATTGTAGATCCTGGTGTTTTCCGCTTCGTCAGTCGGACTTAGTTGTTCAGCGGTAAGCGGTTTAGAAAGATCATATTGACCGCGTTGAATTTGATATTTAGCTTTTCTGATGCCTTGCTCAGCCAGACCCACTTTTTCCACATTGGCTTCCATCTGTTGGAAAGCAAGCTTTCTTTTTTGTTGCCAGATGTCATCAATAGCAGTATAAAAGCGAGGCCACTGTTCTCGATCAGTGCCAATATCACCAATGCTACGGTTTTGCCATTTCTTAAGATCTTCCTTGAACCAAGACTGTTGACGGAGGGTATCCAGTTCCTGGCGAAGGCCGCTTTTGGCTATGGCATTACGAATAAAATACTTCTGCTCTGCCGTCATAGCCCGCCCAGAGGGGGACTTTTCCAGGGTATCAGACCAGTTGTATTCAGCAGCCATCAGCATCTTGGCCACAGGATCCTTGTTATCGGGGCTGATTTCAAAAGGAACCAATGCGTTCCAGGGGCCACCGTTAGGATTACGCAGCGGTTCACCAGTCAGAACATTGATGAGGGGAGGACGCAGGTTGCGATAACCAGGCAGCGCAGATTGCATTGCCCGATCGAGTTCACCGTTGAATTCCCTCATGTAAGGATCAAAGGCATTGGCAGCAGCTCGACGAGCGCCAGACAAGGGCAGCATGTTGTTGGTCGTGGCCAGAATACCTTTAAGTGCGGTGCTTCCCTTAAGCAATTCGCCAGGGTCGGCCATAACGGCAATAGCTTCCAGACCAGCAAAGTAACTCTTTTCGGTAAGACCAGCAGCAATAGCAAGAGCCATCTGTCCGGTAAGAGTTTCCAGCCAATCTTCATTTAATCCCATACGAGCAAGCATAGCAATATCTGCCATACCAGCCAAGACGTTGTTCAAAGGCTCCAATCCATTGTAAGAAACCCAGTTACCACCAATGTTGATGGAGCGGGGTTGAATGCCAAGAGCCTTCCAACGAGCACGTTCGCGGGCGTCCACAGGCATATTGCCCGTGGTCAATCCAGCAGCACCAAGCATCAAACCAATGCCAGCACTAATGGCTCCAACAGCTTCCCTGCCTTCGTATTCCGCCACCCGTAGAGCGTCACCAGACTGCTTGACAGCCAGATACTCACCGGCATACTTACCAACAAGAGGGGTAAATTGTGCCTGGTAGCGAATAATGTTTGCAGGGGTACGAAGGAACGGAACCGCAACACGACCAAGAGGACCAAGAGGACCAAGGTTTTCCAGGAACTGGCTAAGGCCATTAACAGCCCTACCAGGGTCTTCTTGGAAGGTACCAATCTCAGCATACTGTGCAAGTCCTTTTGCTTTAATGCGGCCTGTTTGTGGGTCAATGCCTTTGGAGTATTCAGCTATGTATTTCTGAGCCAGCTTATCCACATCAAGAGGATTCTTGGCTTCAGTCATGGCTTGATACATTGACTGCTCAGCAATCCGTTGACGAGCCAGGATGGTACGGAAAGCATCATCAGTGCTCATCAGCAGACGACTGGGTAGATCCAACCACTGAACCAAACGGTAGTGTGCCTTCAGGAAACCAACTGCCCTCTCCTCCGTAGGAGTAGCAGCAATTTTTTCAAGCGTTTGAAGCATGGCTTCGGTTTCAGCCCGTTCAATCACCTGACGCGGAGTCCAGGTAGCAGCAGTACCACTCTTAAATGTAGTGACGCCAACCTTAAAAGCTTCAGACGAGCTAGTCCAAATGGCGTGGAGACCAGCCACAGCAGCACGAGTCAGTGCCGGATCACCCTTACGAGCACCCATAATGGCAATGCTAACAGGGGCCTCGATAAGACGCACAGACGCACTGAAGTTACGGATGATGGTTTTGGTGCCAGACAGAATGCTGTTATAGAACATTCCCATTTGGTTTTCACCAAACACCTTCATGGCCGTACCAGCAAAGGTGACGGTCTTGGCGGGGTCACCACCAGCAAGGACCATAGCACGGACCATTGCCCGCATCTCATCTTCAGCTTTGGGGTCACCCATGCGCTTCAGGTTCTTAACCTTATCTGCCCACTTCCGCAGGTCACGATTGGTCAGAACATCTTCGCCTTCATATTCACGCAGTGCTTGAGCAGCCTCACCGCCATCCATAGCGGAGCTGATCTTCACCTTAAGGGAATTTAGACTGCCACCATAGAAGTTGGTACCAAACTTATACACCTCAAGCATACCAACCAGACGGTCAATAAGACGGTCAAAGTTGTTGGCTCCAGTGATTTGATTGGTATCCAAATCTTCGGCAACACGAGCAATGTCGTAGATCTGAGCAGCAAGGTCAGAGATGATTGCCTTGGCAGCAACAAGACCCTCAGCAGATGGGATGTCGGTGCCTTCAAGCGTACCGCCAGCAGTACGCAACACGGACCCAGCCACATCGGTAGGATCTTGCATTACCTCATCAACAGTCTTAAAGGCATCGTTGAAGTCTTGATAAACACGAGCTGCGTTACCAACAACTTCATCAACAGTCTTGCCAACTGCTCTGGAGATCTTGCGAACATCCACCTTTTTGCTGGCATTCTTAATAACCTTTTCAACACCCTCATCAAGATTCATGATCTTAAGTTGGGCATCGGTCATCACCTTACCAGAAGCACCGTGAGACACAACACGACCAGGTTGGAATCCAAGATCCTTTTCCGTACCCTTAAAGCCGGTCTCTAGTTGATCTTGCTTTTTAACAACATCATTAATGTCAGCAATTCGGTGTGCGGCTTGTGTTTCCCAGAATTCATAGGGAACATCATCAGCCCCTTCGAAGATGGTATTCTCAAGGTCAGCCTGAGCAAGGCGCACCTGATCCAGTTCTTCGGTCAGAGTCTTAGCAAGGTCATCTTCTGGATCCAGAGCATTGATGCGTTCCTGGATGGTTTGTTCCCGCGCCATGAGTTGGTTCATTTCCAGCTCTTGAGCATCGGTCCACCGAACACGTTCGGCTTCCTGGGACACAGCATCAGCTTTGGCCAGTTCTTCAGACTTATCTGCCGTGGCCTTTACGCCAGCAGCAACAGCCTCTTCCTTGCTTCCACCGTTATCAATGACTGCTTTAGCTGCTTTCTTGCCAAAAGCAAAAGCAACCACAGCATTGCCAACAGCATTCAGGGGGCCACCTTCAGCAACCGACTTAATGCGGTTGATCCAAGGGTTATCCTCTTCCTTAGCAGCTAGGGCAAACACAAAGTTATCTTGCCATTCTTCAGGCACCCACGATTGGATCATGGAGCTGAAGTTACCGTCACGAGGATCGGTAAGGAAGAAGTCTGCGATGGCACCAGGGACAAGGCCTTCGGTGACAAGACGCTTTGCCTGTGCTGCAACTTTAGCACCACCTTTCAATCCAGCAGGAATGGCAGTGGTACCAGCTTTTACCCCAGGCAGGGGAAGACGCGCTGCTTGACGGGTAGCAACAATAAAGCTAAGAATTTTAGCGGATGCTTTACCAACCTCAGTCTTAGGAGTAACCCCAAAATCATAGGCTGCTTTAAGATATGTATCCGGTTCGCGGTTACGATTAACAGTCAGATCAAGAACAGGCTGGGTAGCCACATTAAGGACACCCTCTGCCACGCTAGACACGCCCTTGAGAAGAACGTTCTTGGCTTCCGTAGCAGCTCCAGCAGCGGCTGCAAGAGGGCTGCCTTTATCACGTTGTGCTTGAACCTTACGACCACGTTCCAGGGTCTGTTCAATGTCAGTGCCAAGATAGGCATCAGCAGTACGAGCAATCGAACCAGCCGGATCTGCTATAAAGGTAGCAAGAGGGGCAGCTGGATTCACATACTGAGCGTTGAGCTTGGCTTGCCTTTCGGCTTCCCGCTTCTTTGCTTCCTGATCAGCCTTAGCCTTGGCAGTTTTTTGTTGAGCTTGGCGCTGAGTTTCCTCGCGTTTTCTGGTTTGAGTAAAATCTTCAGGAGCCAGACCTGTGGCCCGTCCGGGTACAATTTCAGCCATTTGTAAGAAATAGGGTCTCCTCCCTCAAGAGGATATGGGTGGTAGTTGGTGTGAAGGACCCCACCCCGCAGAATAGGGTCCTATGTTCACATCCGATTATCGAAGCGATCCGGTTTGAATACGACGTGCGAGTTCACGCCGAAGCCTGTCGAAGTTCTTGTATCGAGTCATCGACTTACTGCCTTTAGGGGCTGGTGCAAAGAAATCAACACTGGCTATGGTTCCATCCGCAGATCGAACATTCCCAGTACCTCCTTGTTTGCCAATAGCCGTACCGGCAGAGATCCTATCTCCAGGTTTGTAATAGACTTGATCGAGGTGACCATACAACACATCAACTGGATTACCAGTCAATGGATCAATGGATTCCACCACAACATAATTGCCATAGCCAGGTTCTTGGCTTACATCCTTAACACGTCCAGGCAGTACTGCACCAAACTGTTTATCAGCAAACCAAAGATCAAAGCCAGGCTGACCAGCGGAGTTCTCAAAGTTAATTGATTGAACATTACGACTGGTCATATCCACCGACTTTCCCATTTGGGACATACGCTCCTTACGAATGTTACGCAAGTACTCAATCACCGTCAGGGAAGGACGATTGCCAGCAGTGCCTGTATATCGGCTACCACCGGACATATTACGGGCAGCAGCCCATTCGTTTGAAAAGTCTTCAACAGCACCACGCAGATCATTACTCTGACCATTCAGGTAACGAGACAGACGAGTACGGTTGTTGGCTCCATTAAAAAGAACCGCTTCAAACATGCGGTCCTGGGTAGCCTTGTCAAATTTAGCAGAGTCAGGAATACCGGCAGCAGCTGCTACAGCATTGAAGGTAGACCCAGTGAATTGATACGCCCCAAGAGCATTATAACCTTGTTGATACAGGCGCTTAACCTGACCAACCGTCATGTTGCTGAGATTGGGAACACCACCGGGGGTATCACCTGCCGTACCACGGTTTGCACCATTGTAGGCCTGTCCACCACCTTCTGCTGGAATCAGAGCTGCCTTGAGATCTTCCAGGGCTTTCCCCGCTCCTCCTGATAACTGTTGCTGGCTACGGGTTGCTCGAATGCGTGCTTGTGCCAATCGAGTAGTAGCTCGAATCCTTTGGGCAGCTGAAGCTCTGGGGTTGGCCAGAATGGCAGCAGAAGAAGGGTCGAGGCGCTGGTTTTCAGCGTACCTTGTTGCAGCAACGTTTTGACTTGTTGGAGTGTAGGAAATACCATACTTTTGTGCTTGTTTAATTAGGGCAGCCTGCGGCGATACATTACCTGATTTGGCAATCGCAACCAAATCAGCAGACGGTTGTCCTCCATTATTCAAGGCATCAATGTTAGCCTGAATCTTATCTTCCGATAGGAGTGTATCACGATCAACCGAAACCACAGGGGGAAGCTTGCTGAGGATCTGTAAGGAAAGATTTTTACCGCTAGGTCCACGGCTATATTTAACCACGGTAGGAAGACCAGTACTCACAGAAGGCAGCTTAAGACGACCGTTAACCACGGTGGGTTTGAATCGATCAGTCTTAAGTGCATCAACAGCTTGCTTCTGAATGAATGATTGGAGCTGGGCAGAACCAATAGTACCACCACTAGCTCGAACCTCTTGAAGTTTAGCAAGAGCTGCTTCTTGAAGTTCGTCGGTCAGTTGACCAACCAAAGGAAGTGTTTCGTCTTTGAAGTTCTCAAAGTCACCACCTTGAAATTTGATCAACTCACGAAGCTGGTTACGAATGATAGCTTCGGTACGAGCGCGAAGTCCTTTTACAACTTCTTGAGAATCATCATCTGGAAGACTAGCACCAGCAGCCTGAGCTGTTTCCCTGGTAATGTAACCGTTGTTTTCCAGTACCGCCAGCTCGGAACGACTCTTAATCGAACCGTTAGCAACGGCATCCATGATCCTTTTTTGATTAAGGGCGTTATAGTTACGACCCTTTTGACGGACACGATTCAGAGCCTCAACAGCTTCTGGATACCGATCCGTAAATTTCATCAGACCTTGCTCAGCAGCATCATAGGCTTGCTGGCTTTGTTGGAGGTTCTCAGTTTCAGCCGAACCATTGAAGATGTTTTCAATAGTTCTAATTTCATCCAAAGCAGCCTTCTCTTCTCCTTGAGCAATCTCTTGACCAGCATTAGCAATGCGCTTAGAGGCCTCTAGGAACTCATCAGGGAAGCGTTGGGCGAAGGTGCCTAGCTCTGGCTTATCTGGATTGATGAGCTGTCCTCCAAAGGATTCTAGGAGGGTCTTGGCTTGCTTTGGTTGGGCGCCGCTGAGACCAGTGATTTGACTGAGGTAGCTTTCAGCAACAAGAGCGTTTGCTTTGCTCCAGTCACCACCTTCGATCACATAAGCCTTTTTAAGGTCCTCACCCACCATCTGTGGACCCAGGATTGGATCGGTGAGGCCCGTGAACTTCTGGCCAATGTTAGCCCTAAGTTCATTGCGCTCGTTGTTTTCACGAACGTTACGAATCTCTTCAACCCTAGAACCCAACAGCTGTGCTTTGAGGCGGCTGATAGTGGGGGTAACGTGCTCAGCAATAACCAATGGGTTGAGGCCTTCCAGACCTGCCGCCTTGATGTATTGTTGTAGGCCAACCTGCCATACAGCCTGAAGTTCCAGTGAGTCCTGGACGGTGCGGGGCGTTACAATCTTAGTGCCGCCTTGGCCATCAGGAATCGGAACCTGAACATCAGACTTAAGATATTCACCAAGGATAAAGGCAGCGTTAGATGCGGCAGCCTGTGCCTTACCTACAGCTCTACCCTTAGCTCTCCACCCACTGATTGCTGGGCTTTGGTTAACAATAGTCTCACCAAGACCAGGATTGGTAGGGGCAAGGTTATTGGCTTCAGCAATCGTACCAGCAGCTGCGTTATCAAGTACAGCCGCTTGTTGATTGAAGTTAAGAAGAGCGTTAGGGGTGGGGGTCAGATTACCATTGAGAACATCAGCAATGCCGAGGTTATAATCTTCGGTAATCTTTTGTTGTGCGGTATCGGCAAGAAACCCAGTCAGTGTTTTACTGAACTGACTTAAACCTTCAAGGGTACCGCGCTGGTTTTGAAATTGAACCTGAGCAGCATTGTTAGACTGCTCAATCGCCCTCAAGGTTTCCCTAAGGGTATTTTGACTTTGATCTACTGCTTGAACAGGATTAAACCCAGCAGATACACCAGGACCACGCAGTTCAACCTGAGGCCCAGTAGGAGAATAGATTTGTCCCATTTATCTTATGTTTTTGCGGGTTTAAGGCTGCCATATGTGGACAGGCCACCAACAATCGAACTGCCAATTCCTCCAACCAATCCAAGAGCACTAGGACCTGGCGCCCCAATCGGAGCAGTCGGTTGAATCATCCTGTTAGATTGAGCAACGTTCTGAGCACTTTGAAGTTCGTTAAAGATGCCCGTGGTGGAGGTGAAGTAATCCTGTTGAGCATAGCCAAGGTTCTGACCAAGAGTAGCCAGATCTCGACCCATTTGCTTTTCAGGATCCGCCATCAAAAGGCCAATCGACTGACCAGTACGACCAGAGGAAAGGATAGTACCTTGTTGGCGAAGACTTTGAATGGAAAGTTGCTGAGCCTTTTCTGCTGCTTGCCGATATTCGGCTTGAAGCTTTTGCTGCTCAGAGACATATCCACGATTGGCTGCTTCACGATTCAAACGAACCTGTTCAGCATAAGCCTGTTCAGATTGACGATAAGCCTGCTGCTGCGCTTCGTATTGACGCTGAGCAACAGCATTGGCATAATTAGTTTCTTGCTGAGCTTGAGTGTAGCTTGCAATAGATTGGACAGACCCAGCAACGGCTGATCCAATCGCTGTGACTATTGCAAGAGTTGCAGGATCTATGCACATGGGATTAACTTTGCAAATTCAACGTAAGTTAAACGATCAGGACCAACAGTTACATAAGACAGCCGCTTGAATCCAAGAAGATGAAGCAGCTTAAGGTGCATAGTATTTCGTGGGTCTGCTATGTTATAAAGCATATCGAAGCCCTTGATGGAGTTTACCCATTTCTTGGCTTCTGTAAGAAATAACTTTGGATAGGGGCGGACATCGGGTGTTGTTACCATCCAGATGGCTCCGCATTGGGCATCTGTTCTGGATACCCCCGCTACACCACATATCATACCCTTTGGATTCCAAAAGGTTACTGCGGTTTCCGAAGTCAGTACAGAAAGAGGGATGGCCTCAAGTGGAGTACACCCAAGGCCGGTTATTTCCCTATGGTCTTCTGGTTGAAGGTTTTGAGCCACATAAAGTGCATCATGATGCGTGGCTGGGTGGATCAGCGTTTTGCAGATCATACTGCTTTAATGCCTCTGTTGTTGAAAGTTCCTTCCCACGTCACAGAAGTAAACGATGTGGGGAATGGGCTATCAGCCACAAGTTCAACTTCAACCTGGTTACCTTTTGCCATAACAGGAATCTTATTTTGAGGATTTCTCAGCATCGGAATACTGTTGGCAAGATACTGGTTGCTGATAATTTGTGGAAGAGATGCAACATATTCATCACGGCCCTGTGCTCGTACCTTAACAAGGAAGGGGCCAGAATCGTAACTATCTACTGATAACCTATTGATCATTGGAACATTTAGGGTATCTTTGCGTCCCTCGGATCCTACCACATAGAAAGCAGGCAGCACAGCATCAGCTTCATATTTATAACCAAGAGCATACCGAAGAGTTGTATGGTTACCCTCCAACTCCACATAATACCTTTGACCAACCGGCTGTGCCAAATCAGTTTGAAGGGTAAGTTCTTGGACAACGCCAGGCTGAAGGTAACTTAGGCTGACAAGCACCGGTTGAAGGTTGGCATCTTCATACCCATCCTTAAAGCAAAAGCGGGTGGTATCGTTGCCAGCAAAATAGACCTTGGTGGGGTTGTAATCAAAGAGATCTAACCGCAGGTCAACGAACTCATCGTCAAAGAATACCGCACCACCAGGGGTATCGGTCAGCAGGTTAACCTTGCTGAGAACATGGCCATTGTCTTGGCTTGTGACAATGTAAAGCGTATCGTGGTTAAACTCATACGCAATTACATTACCAGGTAGCGTCCACTTAAACCAAGAAGACATAATCCGCTCAGTTCCGTTGTTGTAGAAGCGGAAGAGATACAGAGCAGTCGGATCTTGGTTGCTGCTGATGGCAAAGGTAGCAGCAGAGGTGGTAACCTTTAACGCCCGTACATCAGAAGGCAGGAACGTAGGCACGTTTCTACTAATCTCAGCAACAGCAGGACGACTAGCAGAATCACTTACTGCCATTTCAAACACACTGGTGGCAGTATCATTCTGTTCAATAAATACAATGCTGGGACCAATGTCCACAGGAGACACACGAGTGCTTAGGCTATAGCTAGCCAAAAGGTTAATTTCAGCAGTAGCAGCAGAGAAGGCTTCAGTCGTAGTCTCAAAGATATACTGGGCGTTATCAGCAAACAGAACCAAACCACGGGGCGCAGAAACCGCATGGGTTAGTTTAATTGGGTTTAACGAACCGCAGGAAATATCAATCGGATCGCTATCCAAAATGGTGATGACTGTTCCAGCAAAGAAGTTAAAATAGTCACCTGCCTGTGATGTTATGACGTTTTCATCAGAAGTAAAAATTAGGCGATTCTTAAAGAACGAGATACCATGAATCTTACTGCCAACAAATGAAGGCATTGGATTGGTCTCGGCATCACCCACTTCCCGTGGCTTCCAAAATAGCTTAGCAATGGAATCTACATTGGAGGTCACAGACGCAACCGTATTCACGCGAAAGGTATCGCCCTCAGCATTGGTAACGGTATCCAAAGCCGTGTAACTGCGACCAGCACGGCTAATGCTAACGCCATTGATCACGCCCGTCACGGTGGTGATAATCTGAACCCCAGCCTGTTGACGAAGGGCCACATTAGGCGCACCGGAAGCTACCGTATTATACGAACCAAGCACATGATACTGGTTGTTAGCAATGGTAAACACTGCGTCCGTACCAGCAGTTCTAACGATTTGTCCGTTAAAATACCAGTTGTATACCTGCGTACCGTCTGTGTAAACGATGCGCTCCACATAGGTGACGGGGCTAGGAACCCAAGGCACGTTTGTGGTGGTGACATTGGTCGTTGTGCTGGTCACCTTAAGGCGCAGGTTGATGCCCGTACCACCATAGACAGGAAAGCTTTGACCAACCGCATACCGACCATTACCTGAAGTAAGGATGGAAACGGTTTGAGGAACACCAGTTACCGTAGCCGTGGCGGGGGTAGCAGTGGCTGACGCCTCATCCAACTTACGATAGGTAAAGGTGCCGTTTGCTTCCCGAATAATAGCGTGAGGCATGGTGGACTCGTTGATGGTCTTGACCACACCACCAGCAATGCTTTCTTCCCAGATACCAGTACCTTTAGCACTGTTGTCGCTGGTTTGAAAGATCACCCAGTAATCATCACCATCAGAGTTTTCCGATGCCAAGATTTTGATCTTTGCTCCATCCAGAAACTGCCTGGGAAGCTCAGACACAGTATTGACAGTGCCTTTATACGCTTGAATAGCACCACCACTTTGACCACCCTTTGCTTCAAGAGAAAAGTCAGCATTGTTAGCACGACGGATATGAATCGTGTTACCAATAGCTGTGGCTACATAAGCAGGGTTTGCGTTGATAGAAGTAACAAGATTGCTAACAATATCATCGGCATTAAGCTGCGTGGTAGCGGTAGTAGGGGTAGCGTAGGTAAAGGTATTGGTATCAATGACAACTTTGTACGTCGTAGCATAAGCCACAACACCTACCGTAACAAAACCAAAAGGTGTAATGGTTGCAGTCAGGTCACCGGCATTTTCAGTAACAGTGATCTGCCGATTCAATACAAAGGTATAATCATTAATCTGGAGTACCGCAAGATCAGATGAATCTGTATGTGTTGCGTAGGTAGTAGCAGAAGCGGCAGGGGTGTTTACCGTTTGCTCAATACCACTATCAGCATCCCAGATTCGCAGCACACCAGCATTGGTAAACTGAGCCAGGTACTTCTCCTCATCATCCCTGAAGATGGAGAACCAAGTACCACCATTGGCAGCATTGGACAGTTTACGAATGCCACGAAGGCCAGGCCGTTTGGAAAGCCCGAACGTCGGATCAGGATAGTAGTTAGTACATTCCCGCAACTGGTTGTTCAGCTTGATCGAATCAGGCTGCTGCGAGACCCCACCAACAAGGTTAGGGATTTTCTGGGAAATCGCAGCCATTATCGTGCAATAGCTCGGAACGGAGTGTAAGAAACGTAGAAGTTCTGCCCACTTTCAACACCAAAGATATTTACATCAGAGGTGCCAGTATCATAGGCAATACAGTTAGCTCGCAGGTTAGCTTCGTCTTGAGCGTTGAAGGTCACCATTTCCTGGGAACCAAGGGCTCGACCAGCAAACACCCGAGCAGAACGTTGGGTAATATAATCTTTAAAGACCTGAGGAAGATCTTCAAAATCAAAAAGCCAAACAACATCGCATTTTACGGTGCTGTTAGCAGTAAAAGTGTAGGTGTGCTCGATCTTATCGTAAAGTTTCCCGTCCCTCAGCACGGTCTGGTACTTTTGCGTATTCGAATACTTGTTGTCAGAAAGTTGCAGCACATTGACTGGTACAAAGATCTGACCATTAACATCGGCAGTAAAAGGGTAGTTGACCTCAGTATTGAAGTGCCAACCTTCGCCTTGAACTTCCCGATTAACGGCATCAAGGATTGACTCCGCCAGGGCGATTTCGGGATTAGAAATATCGAGAGACACTACGGGTGCCTGCCCGATACCAGACAGCATCTGATTAATTGCTTGTAGTTTGGTAGTCATCTGTATCGGACAGAAAGGAAAGGGAGGGGACCTCCGAAGAAGTCCCCAAATGAATCAGGCCAGGTTACGGAAAGCACCGGCGCAAGCAACGCGCACAGCACCAGCACCGTAAGCCAGACGGCCCACGATCACGTCACCTTGGTAGATCACCTTGGTGTCAGCACCGGTGGTCTGGACGGAAGGACCGATGGCCTCCACAACGCCAGCCGCATCACGGTGGAAGATCAGGCCGCAGCTGTTGGTGAAGTCGGTAGCGATACCGTAGTTGTTGTTCTCACCGGTCACAGCAGCCGCATCAATGGCAGTACCAGCAGCCGAACCATACTTGCCCAGGAAGGGAATGTTGTTCGACTTGTAAATCTTGATACCAGCGATTTCGTACAGGCCCTCACCACTGTTCAGGTTGCCCTGGGTGTTGCCGTACTCGCGGTTCAGGATGTTGGTGTCCACCTGGCTGATCAGTGCATAATACTGACGAGGAGCCAGCACGGCCACACGACCATCCTTAGGGGCAGCGATCTCGTCCAGGCGGGCAGCGGCTTCAAAGAAACCATCCACCAGGGCTTGAGCATCATACTCCTTGCCCACACCCAGGTTCACGCGGAAACCACCAGGCTCACCGGTCACAGCGGCAGTCAGGCCAGAGGCACGATCCAGCACACGGAAGATGCGGCGATCGTAGAACTCAGCCAAGCTTTGGCCGATCTGACGGGCGATAGGGCCACGGATGTCATACTGGGACAGGGTCTCGTTCAGGTCATACACGAACGCAGACGCCACCAGCAGGTCGTCCATGGCGATGGTGGTCTCAGCCACCGGAGGGTTGCCGCTACCAAGGATAGCAGAACCGGGGGTGTGATAGCCAGCCGAAATACGACCGGTGTGAATGAATTGAGCTTCCTTGCCGTTACGCAGGGTGCGGTTCTGAACCAGACCCTTGGCAATGGT